TTTTTCATCTCTAGTTAAAGGAGTTTTGTATTTAGTTTCTTTTAATTCCAAAGAACCATCTTCCGATGGTGATTCCGTAATTTCGGACACTTCGGTTACATCCACAGACATGTCCTGATCTGTGGGAGTTGTCTTTCCCTCTTCTGTTTTGCTATCAGAATTATATTCTTCTATCACCAGCGCTATGGCTTCTTCAGACTCGCCGGCATCGATCATTCTTTGTACAATTTTTTCTAACTCGTCCATATTTTAGTTTGAATATTTTTTAAGTAAATCTCCAGCGTTTAACTCTGAAGTTTGAGCACTTGCTTTATTAACTTTAGACATCTCAGTTATTTCGTTTAATATTTTAGATTTTTGAGATGCAGTACCTAATTTTTTCTCAAGTTCTTCTCTAAAAAATCTTTCTATATCTGAAGGATTTGTTAAGTCATATGTATAGTTTGATACTTCGCCCGACTTGTTTACGTATTTTATAGTAAATCCTTTAGCTCCAGGACCTTCTGTCATGGTGAAATCATCTTCTTCGAAGTATCTAGTTAAAAAGCTTTCCGTATCTCCAACTAAATCTTTAACTAATGTACTTGCCACTTCTTTTGTTTTATCTTCTTTTTTAGGTGTAGTTTCTTCAATTTGCTTTATTCTAGTAGATAATCTTCTACTATAGTCTATATTTTCTTTTTGATCTTTAACATTGAAAGCAGGTAATTTTTTTCTTCCGTAATTTACAAAACTTTCAGTAAAACGCACTTGATCTTGGTCACTTACGCCTACACCAGATCTACCTAAAGGCTCTTCGTTTCCTAAAATCTCCATCCATATTTTATTAGCTGAATTATAATCTGCTAAATAAGATTTAGCTTTATTTTGCAAACCACCAACAGCTGCTCCAATTATTTTAGCAGTATTAGCAGGTACTATTGTAGAGCTAACGTAAGAACCGTCACTTCCAACTTTTCCATTTTCAACAAATGAATTTCCAAAATCTAAATACTCTTCAGAATATTTACCTTTTTCGTTTAAAATAGAAAATTGTGTACCGTCTTCGTTTTCTCCACTAGGCTTATCAAATACAGCCATTATTTCAGCGTCAACATCAGGAACTAATCCAGCATCATAAGTTAAAGACTGACTCATAGGCACAGAAACTATTTCATCTCCATAAGAACCTCCACTATACTGCAAGTTCCAAGTACCATCTCCATTATCAATATATTCTTCGGTTGCGCCTTGACCTAAACCAACTCTAACGTTCATTCTTTTTATAAAAGACTGAGTATCTGATCCAACAACAGACATTCCACCTTGTTTTCCAGGAGCCTTCCAGCCTTTAATTCCAGTACCTATTCTGTCTTGCTTGTAAGTTTCATCAGCTTCACCTCCAGCGTTTATGCCAGCAACTAGATTTTGATAAGATTTTTGTATTGTAGAATATTTTTCTAAAGCAATTTGTTGCGCTTCTTTTGTCTTGGCGTTTTTAACCTGCATATTAGCCTCTGCCATAGAGTCAATAACTCTTTTACCTGCAGCAAACAAACTAGGATTGTTTATTCCATTCTTAGCCGCTTGCGCGTTAAATGCCGCTTGATTTTTTATTATATATTCAGACTGTGCTGTTAATTCAGCTTGAGCTGTTTTTTGCTTTAAAGACATGTTTTTATTTGCCTTTTCAATACCGTCAGCTATACTTTTGCTTACTCCAGATATAGCATTAGCCCATATTTGACCAGACTCTCTGTCTATTACAGTAATTGGATTTTCGTAACTCATGTATATTGTTTTTTATTTAACCCTTTGCGCCTATAAGTGAACCAGCTATATTACCAACTCCTTGAATACCAGCGCCTATAGCAGCGTTTTTATCTGATCTAGCTTGCGTTGCAGCTTGCTCTTGACCTGTTATCTGAGCTTGTTTTCTGTTTAATTGAGCAGTTTCTCTTTTTTCTTTTTCTCCGTAAACAAATTTTTGACCAGAAACATCTGCTTGTTGCATTCTTCCTGCTTCACCCATTAACGTGCTTTGTACTCTTTTAGCTTCTGCAAGTTTTGTTTGTTGTAAGTTCTGCTCTCCATCAGCCCGTAGTTTTTGGTTGTTAGCTTCTTGAGATTCAATGCTAGCTGATATACCTTTTTTACTTTCTAACGCCATTCTAGCTAGAGCAGTTGCACCACCAGCACTTGCTCCGGTAGATCTAAGAGTGTCCAGCGTGTTAGCTAAAGCTATATCAGTTTGCTCTGCTTGCATTTCTGCACCAGCAGTAGATACGCTTAAGCTATTATAAGAATTACTAGCTATAGAACTAAGATCTGAAACCATTCCAGATAAATCAGAAACCCCTTCGTAGGGATTAATAATTTCTTGTCTAGAATTTTCTAAATCTTCAAGTTCTGCCGTTAGTCTATCTGCTTTAGACATAGCTCTTCTTTCTTGCTTTTTTGACTGCGAAGCACTGTAAACAGTTCCCCCAATGGTCGCTGCTGCTCCTATAGCACCTGCTACTATTACTCCTGCTGAAATTACTGCCATATTATATTTTTTTCATTAACTCAAAAGAAGGTGTTGGATCTTCTGTCCATCCTAATTTTTTCATTGTTTTTCTAATGCCATTACTTTTACCTATAAATAGCATGTATTTATAACCTAATTTTAAAGCAACTTTTTGAGCGGTATCAACTAGTTTCTCTATCATTACTTCTTTATCTTTTTTGTATTCAGGATCTGATATTATAAATTCCAACCAACAGCCTTTTGAATTAGTTTGAAATAAAAATCCAGCAATAACTGGTTTACCATTTTCTTCAACAATAAACCCTCCTGTTCCGTTTTCAGGCAAACCATCTTTATCTACTAAAGGCCATTTATGGCCAACCCACCAACTAACTAGCATATCCCAGTCGTCAGTAGTTATTTGTCTAACGTTTAATTCCATTTAATTTAATTTAATATGATGACTCTACATAGTCAGAAGATACAGCAAACAATTCTTTAGCACCACCAACATCAGTAACTAAATCATTAGAAACAGTAACTGTAGCAAAATACCCTTTAATACCTGTCATATCAGCACCAAATAATACTTCGCCAGCTGTAGCCACGCTTGTATTAACTAAATTCGCCATATACTTGTTTTCTTTTCTATAAAATCCAGCATGATTTAAAGGAGGTATTAATGTTACTCCAGCACCAAACTCATTACCATAATCGTCATAAGAGCCTTCGTTGTAGCTATATGTTGCTGGCTTATTTAAAACAGCTGTAGTGTCTTGTGTTCCTAATCCATATTGATCTCCTTCTCTGAAAGCCGGAGTACCAACACTATGCACTCCCGTTATATCTGAAACAAAGCTATCAACTTGCCAACCATTGCTTCCTTCGTAATTAACCGTTTTAAACACTTTAGCCATGCTTACTTTTGGATTAAATACGAATTTTATACTAGATTTAAATTGAGTTCCATAAAAGTTAGATCTAATAGCTGGATTTTTATAATGTAAATATAAAACACCATCCTTCATTGTATAGAAATCACTTTTCATGCTTATACCTTGATCTGGCTTGTAACTAAAGAAACTTGGAAAACCATTTATATCTTCATCAAAAGACAACGTATTATAAGTACCAGTGGAAGGCTGTAAAGATACAACGTATTGTTTAGTATGCATATCCCACGATCCTATTGCTTTACCTAAAGAAGAAGGAGTTGCGTCTAATGAGCTTAATTTATCTCTAAAATAGTCTGTCAAACCGTTTTTAGATATTTCAGTTAAACCATTACCAGATAATCTTAAAACAGCATTACGATCTTTATCGGTAAAGTATTTTCTATTACCATAAAAAGCAAAACTTTCAGGGTTTTTACTTATACCATATCTACCTTCATAAGGTTTAATAGCTCCAATCACTACGTTTGAAGAGGTCACTGTACCACCACCTTCTGCAGAAAATATAGCGTTTTTATCTATAAGTGCACTGCTTACTTTAGATTCTTGGAAAATAGTTAAATTTGTATTTTCAGCGTATATTCTTTGTATAGATCCATTGGCTGGATTTAAACTTCTTGTTATATCGGTTCCAACAGAAAAAACATTTGTATCGTTTATACCTGTTCTAGAATTGAATATACCTGAATATATCAATGAACTACTTCTAATCTGAGCATTAGGTTCAGATTCTATTAGATAAGCTTTTACGCCATAAGCATCTGAAACATTATTATAACCTCCTCTTATTCTAGACTCTTCAATTGCCCAGTTTTTAGAATTAGCAACAGCTGCTGGAGCTACGTAAGTAACATTACCATAAGTATTATCTCCTCTAGATCCATTCCACATAGGTGCATCAGCTGCGCCATTTAATACTTTCCTAAGTATAAAGCTATTAAAATATTTTACTTCTATCGCTCCCATATTATATTATCACTTATTAACTAATTAAATTACTATTAGTAGAATGGTAATTCTACTGTATTAGGTAAAGACGTACCAGCTACTTTTTTATTACTAGAAAACTCAGCTGTCCATCTTCTTAAATGAGGATCAAAACCACCCGTTAAAGGATATGTACCATTTTGTAATCTGTTAGTAGTTGCTTGTATAAAAGAATTTTGATTACCTTTTGTTGTGTTTATATCGTCATCGTTATAACTACTGTAAGAATAAAAACCGTTAGTCAAAGTTTTAATGGTTGTCATTTGAGGAGTTGTGTAAAAAAAGCTTACATATTTAAGTGACCATTCCCTAGCAAACACCTGTTGAGTTGGATTGTCACCAGATGCCTCAGCCGATGAAGTTCTACTATCATTGGAAATAAGGTATGTAAATACTGTATCCGTAGTATTGTTTGGATAATAAAAATCTCCAAAATCAATATTTACTTTTATTTTTTGATTTATTAAATTAGGTCTAACTTTTACTTGAGTATTATAAACACAAACAGATGGACTAGGTACCACGTTATCCGCGCCAGTTCCCTCGCGACTAGTTGTTTCGTACCCATTCGCTGGGTATCTAATTATTAATCTATATTCACCATGTTTAGTTGCTGTTCCGTATCCGTTTTGATCTTTACCTATAGCAAAAACTTTAGAAGACACGCTTTCAAGAAGAGGTTTGTCAAAATTACCAAATTCTCTAAAAGTTGTTGTAACTTCATTAAAATCAACTATATTAACTCCAGGGAATTCACCCGGCGTGTTAGCAATTAAATTACCTTCAACCTTAGAAGCATCGCATATTACTCCAGTTTCAACAGCAGTAGATCCAGTTGTAGGACTTAATTCATATGAATTTCTTTGAACACCACCTAAAGTTATATCTTGACCTTCAATGTCTATTGCTCGAACCCAATTATCACTACTACTAGCTCTATATTGAAGAAAACTAGGCCAAGCAACTCCACCTGAAACTTGAGGTCCAATGTTGCCGAATCTGCTAGATTGCCCGTCATTTTGCAATGGAAAAGATTTATATGTATAGTCTATTTTTATGTAAGCAGTTCCTTTGCTTAAAGCATGTTGTCCATTATTATCATTTAATTGAGTTGATGGTCTACGATTTGTGTTTACAAAATCAACGTATCCTTCGTTGTTAGGGTATGGGCAATTAGTAAGTGCTTCAACTTCTTGATCTCTTACAGTATTAACTAAATTAGCGGTAGATAAACCAGTGTCGCTTAATGAAAGCCCAGTAATTGCTGCTCTTCCGCTTAGTACGTTTCTCATGCCTTCAGGTAAATTACCTTCAATTACATTTATCAATGAAGCATTGTTGTAATCATTAGACCAGTACATTCCTGATGATTCCATTCCTTCGTTTATAGTAACACCATCTCGTTTACCCCATCCTAGATTTATTTGCTCTTTACCAAACACAACGATAGCCGGAGCTGTTACGGTTGCTCCTCCTGAATCTGTTAGATTAACGTTAAAAGAATAATTTCCTTCAGCACTAGCTTCTGGTTCTGAAAGTTCTCCATTAGTTGAATTTATTACTAAGGCCGGAATTAAACCAGCTACGGGTGCAGGTACTTGATCTGTTATACTCCATTCTAAATCAGTAGTGATAGTGTATGGGTTTGGTGGACCGACAGAGCCATTAACTCCAGAGTATGTTGTTATAACGCCACCACCGTACGTTGGAGATAATGTTATTGGCGCTAAAGGTGTGTTTTGTATTACTGGTGGCATATTTTGCAAACCTACAGTTACAGTTAGATCTGCTGGAACAGCACCAGCGGCTACAGCTGCAGAGCTAGTATTGAGCACGCTAAAAGTGAATACAAATCTTCTAGTTGCTTCAGCTATAGTATAATACTGAGAGTTTACGACGTTTAATCGCCATGTATTTATGTTTCCGTCAGGTTCTCCGGCCACTAAAGTCCAATCGCCAGTTTTATCATTACCACTTAAGTCTTTCACGCTAACTATAGTAACACTGCTACTTTCCATAGCAACAGAACCAAGTCCAGCTGGTAGTAAAGGGAAAAAATCTGGTGTGCTAGTAGCTGCAATCCCAGCTGTAGTTGCTTCTGTCTGTACAAAATTAAAGCTACTAAAGCCTTCTACTTGAGGTCCTGAGTCCACAGCGCTATTAAAGTCTGAAACTAAACCAGATGTAGAGGTTTCCCAAAATATATCTAATAAAGATTCTACTGGAACGGTTTCGTATACGCCTAAAGTAGTAGTAACTAATGTGGTTACCGCTGCTGGTTGTAAAGAACCTATTAAATTTCCAGACTGAGTAAGTCTAGCCATAGAGGGATTAGAAAGAGTTTGATATATAGAACCATACTCTACTATTGTTGTGCCTTGTGGAACAAAATCATTTTGAAGAGAAATAGTTGAAACAACATTACTAGTAGGAGGAGATATAGAAGTTATAACGGCTCCTGAAACTGTTGCTGTTGTGGGATAATATGGTTGATTACCGCTGTATTGATTAGGATTTGCAGTTGTAATGTCTGGCGTTACTCTACCGTAAAGCTCTACACTACTTCTGTACTGCTTTTGATTTGGTCCTACCTCTGTTAGATCTCTAGGTACTTTATTTATATTATCATTAAGTAAAGTTATAAAAGCTATTGTGCCGTTTGGATCAGGTGGAGTTGTTGGAATATTTGGATAAAAGCCCATTATACCAGGTAAATAAACATTATAATATTCCTGCTCAGACTGTTTAACAACAATTTTATAAGAATACCATCCTAAAGGGTTATAAGAAGCACTAGTGGCATCTCCGTTGTAAACTCCAGGATAACTTGTCGTTGGATCAGCGTTAACGGGTATTTGTCCATTTACAAGTAATTTCAGTGAATCACCAGGCCAACTAAATATATCATTAACAGGTGCACCTACGGGTAGAACTGGAGTTGGTTTGTAAGGATGATAATAAGTAGATCCTCCATAGGTTATACCTTGAGTATCTGTTATTTGAGTAGTTTTAACAGGAGATAATATCACAGTAGATTGTCTTCCGAACCTGTCAGATAAAACAATACCTACTTGATAGTTTCTATTCTGTTTAACGGTGTGCATAGGATACTCTACTATACTAGTGTTGTTTAAAGATTGATTTGCATTACCTTGTGTGAAAGTTCCTTTTGCTGTTACGGCTACATCGTAGTCTATGCTATCAGGAGGAGTGTGTTTGTCTTGAAAATTACTATAAACAACTCTATTGCTTATGATTTCTTGACCTAAAGCCTTAACTGGAACTCTATCAAAAACTCTTATTATTTCAGATTCAGGTAAAGTCTTGTATGGTTTACGAGATTGATAATTGTATTTATAAAAGCCTTGACCATAACTGTTTAATGAATTATTTTCAGTTCCATCTTCGTTTAGACTAAAATCTACACTAGATACTGCTTCTAAAACCTTAACAGATAAACCATCGGATTCTTTATATAAGAGCTCGATGTCTGTTACATGAAAATTACTTTTTAATTGATTAGCTTTGGAAGGAAGTGGAACATATAATCCTACGTTATTCACTTTGTTTTCCATAAACTCAACTATAGTGCTTCTATAGGTTGAGTCTTCGTCTCCAGCTAAAAAATAACCATCTTGTTTTGGTATAAAGGCTGCTTGAGTAAACGGAGCCATTATAGAGTATTCTCCATCTATAAATTTAAACCTATAGCTAAAAGAAACAAATTTGTCTTCTAAGTAATCAGGATCTCCAGGCCACGTGGCATCATAAAAAGGATTATTTTTCGTTGGATCTGGTAAAAATTCAGAAGTAACATCTTGCATAGAAGTTACATAGGAGTTCACAGGCGCAGGTGCGTCATAATATAAATCTATAGCTCTATAAGGATTGTATTTAGCTACAGAAACTGTTTCTTCATTTATATAAAAAGTTCCATTATCAGCTCTACTTACATTTAGTTTTCTAGGTTGGTTTCTATTATCCGTCCAAAACAATAAAGTATCTATAAGGTTTATGCCGTATATAGGATTATTTTGAGCAAAATTTAACCAAGCCCCTTCAGCTAATTTACTTACGTTTTTAGTTAGAGTATTGTATTCGTATATATAGTTTAAAGCGTCTGCGCTCCACACTATAGGAGTTTCATTAGCGGAAACAGTATCTACCCAATTTGTTAAAAAAACAAATATAGAACCAGTATTTACGTCTCCATACACGCCTATAGATTTAAGTTGAGCAGAGCCCGCGGGAACACCAGCTAATGCATTAAAATCTATATTAGCTCCAACCGTATTTACAGCTGGACTGTTGCCAATTACATTTTCTAAAGCTCCTACATCTTGTCCCTCTGATTTGCTTACCTGTATGTTTATACCTTCTCTATATTCGCCTGGAGGTATAAGTCTATCGTCTAGATCTTGATTCATCTTAGACTTAATAAAAGCGTTTTTAACTTCAGCCATTCAATTTAGTATTTAATCCATTTAGATTTACCTCTAGCAATCTGAACAAACTCATTTAATTTTATATTTGATAAACGTATTTTAGCATTTCTAAGCTTAGCGCTTCTTTCGCGTCTTAATCTTTGAACTACATACTCTGGCTGATTTATTCTACTAGCTATAATAGCGTGTGAAATATGAGCGTATAAAGCCTCTTCTGCCATTTTAGGTATTTTCATATCTGCATCATAGCTAAGGCCGTCAGATATATACTCTAATACTATTATTTTATTAGCTAGATCACTTGAAAAGGACATCTTGCCTTCTCTTTCATTTATAGTAAACCATCCATTAATTTGAGCTGTCTCTGGTTGTAATCCAAATCGCTGACCAATATAATTATCTCCATACATGCCAGCAAAACCTAAGCCTTCGGAAGCTAATAAGCCTGCTAAATTACTCTGTGCAGCATTAACTTGTTCAAGATTATTAGCCGCCCATCTTTCTTCTGTTATAGAAGTTGTATCAATGTTTTCACCTTGATCATCTTGTATAGGTATGCCTTGGTTATCTTGACCAGGAATATTATAAGGATTTGTAGTAAGAGTCGTAGGGTATATAATATGCTTAACACCTGATTGATCTATCCAAGACACGTTAACATAATTAACATAATCTTGCGGTAAAACAATGCTTAAATTAGCGGGCACAGTTAACTCTTGAGAATTTATACTTTTTAAAGTATCATAACTAAATTCTTGTAATCCTCTTTTAGCAAAAAACATTACATCAGTTGTTTTAGCACTTGGAATTAATTTTCCAGCACCAACATAACCTATCATAAAATTAGTTATTACGTCTTCTAGCGAAGTATATGCGTATCCACCGTAATTATCTTCAACAGTATCACCGTAAGCGTCTCTATCTCCATATTCACCGCCAAACTTACTAAGCAATTGAATAACAAACCATTCGTTAACTGGAGGTGCTACACCTAAAGTTATAACGTTATTCAAAACCGTGTAACTTGTTACATATTCAACAAAAGTACTTGGCACTCCAGTAGCGCTTACGTATAATCTAAAGTTATTGTTATTGTATTCAGCAGTGGTTGGATCAAAACCTCCAAATATTAAATCAGTATTAAAAGTTGCGGTAATAGTAGTAGATCCGTTCTGCTGAAACGTTTGAGAGCCAGCGTAATATTGAGCATTTGTTTCGGTTATTATACCGTTATTTGGTGTTGCCATATTATATTAGCTTTTTTTATTCATTTCATCAGCTTGCACTTTGCTAGCTGCAGCCTGTATAATTTCAGGATCTCTTATTATGATACCAGCATACATAAGTATATTTAATATAACATCTGTTTGCTCTGATGGATGAAGTTCGAATTGAGTTGATCCTGTTAAGTTCTGATTAGCACCTTCTTGTGGAACATAAGCACTACTATTATATACGTATTGACCTAAAGTTCCAGGAGAAAATCCCCATCTAGGATTTGTAGGCGTTCTTACGAAATCAATTTCTACACTAGTTTTTATAGAATCTGGTTTTATAAATATTTTTTGATTTTCATACAAATAAACAGGGTTTAAAGTTGTTGGTCTTGTTAGTTTAGATGAATTTACATAATAAAAATCATGTCTATCAAGTCTTTGCACTTGTTTCTCTTTGTTATGAATAACATTACCTAGTCTATAAAAAGAAGATCCAGTAGGAGTGGAACTAGCGCTAAAGCTTATTTCTGTTCCATATATATCAACCGAGGGCAAAGTAAAATATGAAAGCGTAGGGGTTGGTGTTGTATATACTGCATCACCAACTGTTTTGAATATAGCTATTTTTTCGTCAATATTTTCTTGTCTATCAGCGTAATCTGTATCCGCTTGAGGAACACGTAATTGCTGATTTAGATCATCAAAATATTTTTCAAATATTTCTAACTGCACTTGTGTTGCTACTTTATTAAATTCAGTAGGTGTCATATAACCCCGCTGTTCTTTATTAAGTATCATTAATACAGTTTGATATACTGTGTTTACGTTTATAGCCATTGTTTATTTTTATTATAATAAAGGAGGCATTACACCTCCCTTATTAATATTACATGTTATGCGAACTTTTTCTCTATAGATTTAAATATTTCTAAACCTTCATCTGTTTTAAAGAACGCTGCCATAGCTGAGTATGGATTCTCATCAAAAGGTACTGTCATTAGCTTTCTTCCATTAGAGGCCCAATTAAATGTTCTTTGATCATCTGCAAGCTTAAGTATGTTAGCCTCTGTAGCTCTGATAGCAAAGTTTCTTAATTGAACATTATCATCATTAGCTAGTTCTAAGAACATTGAAGGGTTTCGCTGAGCAAATAATAAGATATCTCTTTTTATCTCCTTAGAACTCATGCTAGTAACTCTAGATCCTACTTCAACTCTCAATATAGCTTCCGCTTGATCTATGTCCATACTTCTAGCAGCATTTAACGCGTCGATTGATAATTCTAAATCACCTAATTCATCTTCAGCAACCTCAATAGGATCATGTTCTCTAAACTTGACATCTTTCAAAGGATGATATAGTGATAGTATTTTTTGTAAAGCTTGGTTTTCTTTTTTAACTTCCATAGTTCCATCTCTAAATATGATATGGCCTAATGTAGCTTCACCAGCTTGCTCATCTTTAAATGGTGAGTTTTGATTTGTTGCATAACGCAATTCTCTCTGCTCGTTTTTTTCCGAATCAAACCATAACAACGTGTGTCTAGTCGTATGCCTTGATGGTATTTTGTAAGTTAAAGGACTATTATTATGTCCTGTTAAATAGTAATTTCTGTCTTTGATCTCCCACGAGGAAGAGTTTGTAGCTTTTTTAGCCATGATAAAATATAATTAAAAATTAAAGAATAAGAGTAGAAGTTACCCCCGTTGATTTAACGAGGGTAAATCTACACTAGTTATTATAGTCCTTGAAATAAAACAAAGTTATTAGCAGCTTGTACTACTAAACATCTTTCAGACAAGAAGTTAACTTGCATTGCATCTAATTGAGATGTAAATGCGCCTCCAGCTGATCCAGTTAACCAAGACTTCATACGACGATCTTCAGTTTCTGAAGCTCTGTATCGCACGTGTAAGAATGGTCTACGGATATTTGTTCCTAGAATTTGATCGTAAACTGTTGAAGTTCCAGCAGGAACAAGAACACCTTCGATTGAGCTAGTACCTACTTGAGCACCACGAGTTGTAGCGTCGTTCAAGTATTTCCAGTCAGTTTTATAGAAGTCATAAGATCCTCTGCGGAAACCACTAAATCCAAGATTTAATGCCATTTCTTCAGAGTTTTCAAATAATCCATAAGCTGTACCACCTTGGAATCCAGAAGAAATTGCTCCTAACATATTATCAAAATCTAAAGACGTTTGACGTTGTAAGAATAACATGTTTTCTTCAATAGCTCCTTGAGTATCTAAGTTTTTAAGGATTTCATCGAAATCATCTAAACCACCAGCTCCTGAGAATCCAACCTCTACATTACCTCTTTGTTGAATAGCAGCAAATAAACCTTGAGTACCATTCATTCCGACAGCAAGCGCACCACTAGCAGCAGCGGCAAGTTCACCTTCAATTATGGACATTTCAAGATAATCTTCAAAACGCAAGCGAGTTTCAGATTCAGCTTTTAAGTACCATAAATATCCAGATGTTCCGTCTTCAGCAGCAACTTCTACCCAACCGATTTGAGCCATATCCGATCCGTTTACAACGTATTCGTTTCTGATAATAATAGGATTGTTAGAAAATTGAGTGAACGAAGGAGTAATACTAACTTGAGGTTGAATAGCATTGTTTAATGCGTTTGCTCCAGCGGCAGCACCTACAGTGCTAGATCCTTTTAAGAATTCTGAACCATAAACAAACATTTTTACAACAGATCCCACTGCAATTCCAGCGGCAGCTAGAGTAGCAAATTGATAAGGTGCAACAACAACAAGACCACCTGCAGCTCCAGGTGTTGTATTACTAGCTGTAACAACACATTTTGCTTCGTTTCCAACTGCATCCATGATAACTACTGTTTGACCAGGAGATATTACATTTATAATAGCAGGAACAACTCCAGCAGCAGTTTGAACGATTTGAATTTGGCCTCCAGCTGCATTAGCTGCTGTTACCACATTAGAGTAAGCAATATGTAATCTATTTTGTTCTGACCAAATTACTTGATCTGAAGTCATTGGAAGCTCTGCTCCAACCATACGTAGAAATCCTGAAAGAGTTCTGTTACCGTAACGCTCTACCTCTTGTTCGTAAACTTCAGGTAGGTATTGCTGAGCAAAGCTAGAAAAGTTTGCCCCTGCAGCATTGTTAAATTGTAAATAATTAGTTTGTAGCAGCTGCTGAGCTTGCGACGGCACTAACGAGCCAAATTGTGGTTGTAAATTACCCATAATCTTTTTTTAATTAAGTTTTCGTTTTTGTATTTTTAATTTTGAAGAGTCAACGCCTGAAATAGCTTTCACTTTAAATCCTCCAACAAACACATCACCACTTTGCGTAGCGCGAGGTTCTGTAGTTATGTTTTTAGATTTAGCAATTTGGCCTTTAATCGCATCAGTTTTACCTTGTTCATAAAAGTGCTGTGCTATAGTGTCAGCGTTTCTAGCTGCATATAAAGCTTTGTGATAACCTTTTGCATCTACAATTTCTCCTTTATCATTTAAGAACGTCTTAATGAATTTAGAAATGTCTTTTTGGTCATCAGCTACTCTTGAAGGGTCTTTTATTCCATACCTGAACTTGTTCTCTCCGACTTTAAAATCAAAACCTTTGAAATTTTCGTTGAGAAGGTCATTAGTTTGGTTTACAAAACTTTCTTGAGCTACTTTAGTTTGCTTTTGCTCTTCGTTGTATCGGTTGAAAAAATCAACTGCTTGTTGTTGCTCTTGACTAACTCCAGGTCTCAACTTGATATCTGCATAGTATTCGTCTTTAAGCGTATTCAAATAGCTTTTGGCTTTTGCAACTTCTTCTTTATAGGCGAGTTTCTTTTTACGGATGTCTCGCGCTTCGTCTAAATCTTCATCAAAATCAAAAGAGTCTTCAATTACAAATGAAATCTCTTCGCTGTCTAAATGTGGTTTAGCTTTTTTATAATATTCTCTAAGTAATGTAGTTCCATCTATATCACTATAATCAGCATTTAATCTTGCATAGTCATCTATAGTTCCACCTGTTTCTTTCATAAAAGATACGAGCTTTTCTAGATTTTCTGGAATTTCTTGTGCTTGTGTTTGCGGTAATACTTCTTTTTGTTCCTGTGTGGTAACGGTATTTTCAGTGCCTCCAACCATTCTTGGTTCGTCACTATTATCTTTTTCATCTTCTATTAGTTGTAAAGGAGATTCATTTTCTTTTACTTCTTCAGATGGGATTTGAACTTTAATAACCTCGTTGGACTCCCGTACTTGTTCTTCCACTTTAGGTATATCTCCGGTTTGTTTATCTTCAACCAGTTCTTTTGTTTCTCCGACTTGAATGGCATTTTCTTCTGGTTTTTTATTAAAATCAACCTTAGCGATACTTTGCTTTGGCGAACCTAAATCTTTGTAAGATGGTGTAAGTTTTTTAATCTTAAAATCTCCTTCTTGTTTTACTTCTTTGCTCTCATCTACTTTTGGAGCTTCTGTTACTTTTCCTTCCATGATAAAATAATATAAAATTAATAATTCCCTAGCTAGGGCCGAACTGCTCTAAACCAAATCCATCTAAATTGTCATTACCTGCTGATTCAAAATTCTTAGGTAGTAAGTCATTTTGTCTTTGATCTATCAATTCACTTTGTTGGGTACCTTGCATTTTTATTCTAGTGTCTTTGCGATCCTCTATTAAAGCCTCTTTACTTTGTTGGGCTTTCATGTTTATTTGCGCTAACTGAACTTGATAATTAAACTCTTCAGCCATTAACTGCTTTTTTATTTGAGCCTCTTGTTCCATTCTTTGTATTTCAAACTGAGATTTAGCTTGTTCTATTTGAATGTCAGTTTCCGCTAAAGCCTGTTGCTTTTGCACTTCTGCAACTGCTGCTCTCTCTGCTGATTCAGCATTAGCTTGAGCCTGTGCTTGAATGTTCTGCATTTGAACAGCTTGCTCTTGTTCTGCTTTTTTCTTTTGTCTAGACTTTAAAAGCTCATTCGCAAGTTTAATGTTTTGTATCTGTCTAATGTCTATTGCGTCAGCTAAGCTTATACTTTGAGTTTGTAAAGCTATTTGAATGCTTTTTTCTAAATTAGCTTTTTCTTCTTCTTCTGGTTCTAATTCTAAGAATATTCCAAAATCGTGCATGTGAAGATCATCTATCTCAGTTAGAGTAGCTGTATTAAAACTATTTATACTACTCATTAAAGCTTGTTTAGTCAAAGGAAATTGCAGCATATCGCCAGCTCTAAGACTTATGTTTTCACAAGTTCTAATACTTAAGTACATTAAAGACTGCAGTATATGTCTAGTTGCCGTGTTTGAATTAGCAGCGGCTAATTTCTGTAAACCTACTAAAGCGTTTTTATCTGGAGTACTTCCATCTCTAGCTTCGTTAAGACCAGTTACATCACGTATCATCTGT